TGGACCACTGGCGCCAAGGGCCGCCGTTACTCCTGGGACATTGGCAGCTACATGGAAGAGCTCGAGGTCAGCGAGGCGGCCGTGCGGCTTGATCGTCTGAACAACGGCGCACCACTGCTCAACGCCCACGGCCAATACGACCTCAACGACGTGATTGGCGTGGTCGAGCGGGCCTGGATCGAGGCCGGCGAAGGCCGCGCGCTGGTTCGCTTCAGTCGCCGCGAAGAGGCCGATCAGTATTTCAAGGACGCCGCCGACGGCATCCTGTGCAACATCAGCGTTGGCTATGCCGTGCACCGCTACGACGTTGCCGAGGCTGAAGACGACAAGCTGCCCACCTACCGCGCCGTGGACTGGGAGCCGATGGAAATCTCCCTTGTGCCCATCGGCTTTGACGATGGCGCCAAAGTTCGCACCGCCGCGTCGGCCGATGAATACAAAGGCCAGCGCTTCCAAACCCTTTTCGAAACCCGTCAGGCCGATGCGCCTGTCGAGCTACCGGCCGCCGTGGCCATTACCCCCGAGGAAACTGCAATGACTGAAGAAGAAAAGCGCGCGGCCGAGGATCTAATCCGCCGCGAAGCCGTCGAGGCCGAGCGCAAGCGCAGCCTGACCATTCGCTCGATGGCAAAGAAAGTCGGCATCGCCGACGAAGTGGCTGACGACCTGATCGCCCGCAACGTATCCATCCAGGACGCCAGTGCGGCCCTGATCGATGCAGTGGCCGCCCGCCAAAGCGCAGACCAGCCCGCAACCCGCAGCGCTCAGCCTGTTGTTGTAAGCAGCATCGATACCGGTGTGCTGCTCGCCAAGCGCGGTGCGATGGAAAACGCCCTGCTGCATCGCTGCAACCCGGCCATCAAGCTGGAAGATGGCTCCCGCGAATTCCGTGGCATGCGCCTGGTCGACATGGCTCGCGAGTTTGTCGAGATGGCCGGCGGCCAAACGCGCGGCATGATGCCGGCAGAAGTGGCCAAGGCCGCGCTGGGTTGCGACCGTCAGGCCGTCCGCGCTGCCGGCATGCACACCTCCAGCGACTTCCCGATCCTGCTGGGCGGCACCGTCAACCGCAGCCTGCGCGCGGCCTATGAGCTGGCCCCGCAAACCTGGCGGCCGCTGGGTCGCGCCACCACCGTGCCGGACTTCCGCGCGGTAACCCGCGCCGCCCTGGGCGACGTGGCGGCCCTGGAGAAGATCCAGGAGTCCGGCGAGTACAAGTACGGCACTCTGTCCGAAGACGGCGCGCCGATCAAGGTCGCCAAGTTCGGCAAGATCATCGCCATCACCTGGGAAGCGATCGTCAACGACGACCTCGGTGCCTTCACCCGCGTACCCCAGGCGCTCGGCGCTGCTGCTGCGCAGACTGAGTCCGACGTTGTATGGGCTCTGCTCCTGGGCAACCCGAACTTCACCGACAGCACCGCGCTGTTCCATGCCGATCACGGCAACCTGGCCGGCGCTGCTGGCGCCATCAACACCACCACCCTGGGTGCCGCTCGCGCCGCAATGCGCAAGCAGAAGTCCAAGGCGGGCCACTTCCTCAACCTCGCCCCCGAGTACCTGGTGGTTGGCCCGGACAAAGAGCTGGAAGCGTTCCAGTTCACCAGCTCGCAGTACGTTCCTGCCAAGAACGCCGACATCAACGACGTGCGCAACACCGCGCTGACTGTGATCGTCGACGCTCGCATCACCGGCAACCAGTGGTACCTGTATGCCGCCCCTGGTGTTGTCGACACCTTCGAGTACGCCTACCTGGAAGGCGAGCCTGGCGTGTTCACCGAAACCCGCGAGGGCTTCGAGGTGGACGGCCTGGAGATCAAGGCCCGCCTGGTGTTCGGTGCCGCCTGGATCGACTACCGCGGCGCATACAAGAACGCCGGGGCTTAATCCCAGCTAGCCAAAAGGGCGCCTGCGGGCGCCCTTTGCTTTTCCCCTATTTGATTTCGAGGTGAACCATGAACAACTACATCCAGGCCGGCAAGAATCTGACCGTTCTCGCTCCTACGGGCGGCACCGTTTCCGGCTCGCTGTACCGCATTCTCAGCCTGCTCGGCGTTGCCGCGACTACCGAGGCTGTCGGCGACCCCGTCGTGCTGATCACTGACGGCGTGTTCGATCTGGCAAAAACCAGCGCGCAGGCCTGGGCTGTCGGCGATCCGATCTACTCCATTGCTGCCACCAACGTGCTGACCAACGTGCCCGGCATCGGCAACTTCCTGGTCGGCGTTGCCGTCGAGATCGCCGCCAACCCATCCGCAATCGGTCGCGTGCGCCTCAATGGCTCGCTCGGCCACCCGGTAACGGCGTAAGTCATGGGCTGGGCAAGCATGCGTGATCGCATGCTTAACCATACCGTCGCGACGTTCAAGGATGGCACCGCCACCTATGTTGGCCTGGGCGGCGTCACCCCTGTCGCTGGCGTCAGCGTCATTATCGACCGCGACCTTATCCAGTCCGGCGCCGAGGGCATGTTCCGCAGTGACGCGGTAGGCCTGTCCTGGCGCAAGCCTGAACTGGCTGCGGTTGCCCGTGGCGGCGTGTTCACGGTTGGCGCCGAGAGCTTCACGGTAGAAGACATCATTATCGACGACGGCCACATGATGACTGCGGCCTGCATGGTGACCACATGAACCTCCTGACAGACGCCCGCGCTGCACTGGTCGCCCGGCTGCAGACCATCACGGTCGCCAACGGCTACCGCACCAACGCAGGCAACAACGTGCTCCAGGGCTGGTTCAACGAGGTGCTGCAAAGCTCTGACTTGGCCTTCCCCGTGATCGTCCTGCAAAAGGCCAAAGGGCTGGATCCGGTTTCCGGGCCTGGCGCGCTCAAGGTCTACCCGGGCTTTAGCGTTGTAGGCGCGGTCAGTGCCGGGCTGGACAGCTACGACGACGCCATAGACGACCTGGAGCTGGACCTGCTGCGCTGCCTGGTGCCCAACTTTGGCCTGCCACTCGGCTGGACGCCACGCGGCATATCCGGCATCACCGTTGGCCCCGCCGAACAGTTCCCACCCGGGAGCGGGGAGCGCACCGCCAGCGTACTGGTCCCCGTCCATCTTCACGCAATCATTCGGCAGTAAGCCGAGACACCCCATCAAGCCCGCCCTGTGCGGGTTTTTTTTCGTCAAGAGGAAACCCCCATGGCAATCGAAACCTGGCTCGGCTCCGGGCATGTATCCCTGCGCGCGTACGGCAGCACCGTACCCTTCGAGCGCGTCGGCAACTGCTCGCGCCTCGAGTTCAACATCAACGAGCAGACCATCGAGCTGAAGGACCACACCTCCCCAGGCGGCGGCACCTACGACGAAGTTCGGCGTATCGACTCGGTCGAGATGGGCATGACCCTGCACGACCTCAACACCGCCAACCTGGCGCGCGTGCTCTATGCCGACTTCAGCACCGTGGCGTCCGCCACTGCAATCGCCGAGGCGCACACGGCTGCGCTCGGCAAGGTGATTGCCCTGGCCAAGATGCCGCTCACCATCACCTCGGTCAAAAGCGCCGATGACGTGACGACCTACGTCGCTGACACCGACTACAGCCTGACGGGCGCTGGTCTGTATATCCCTGCCGATTCGTCCATCCCTGCCGCCGCCACCGTCAACGTGGTCTACGTCTGCGCCGATTACGACGTGATCGAGGCGCTGACCACTGCCGGCCTGGCCTATGAGCTGATGTTCGAGGGCATGAACGAAGGCGGCACCAACAAGCGCAGCAACATCAAGGTGTACCGCGTGCGCATCGGTGCCGCCCAGGGCCTCAACTGGATCGGCGAGGAATTCGCCGCNCTGGAGGTCACCGGCAAACTGCTGAAAGACCCGACCAAGACCGGCGTAGGNAAGTCCACNTACTTCCGCGTCGAGAAAGAGGCNGCGTAGAAACACAGCCATGATGAGCCCGCGACCTCGCGGGCTTTTTACTTAGCGGGGCAAGCATGAGCGACCTGAATATTCTGTTTCCCGACCCGGAAACGGTCGAGTTAAACGGCCGTGACGTTGAGCTGCGCGCCGTCCAGCTTCGCCACTTCGAGCTGTACGGCAAGACGGCCAGCGCCCTGGTCGAGGTGTTCAGCGCCGCCAGCGTGCAGCAGATCAACCGCTACGCCGAGAAGCACAGCACCGAGCTGAAGCGCGTGTTGCGCGTCACTACCAGCCTCAACCGCTGGCAGTTGTGGCGCATGCCGGCCAGTGTCGCGGTGCAGCTGATGGCTGAGGTGATCCGGGTGAACTCCGGTTTTTTCGGCGCAGCCCTTCCAGCACTGGCAAGGGCGATAAATGGAGCGAAGTCGTCCAGCGACTGATCGGTTCAGGCCATGCCCTTGCCGACGTGCAGTGCTACAGCTTGCCGCAGATAGAAGCCTGCCTTAAGGCAATCGACAAACAGGATCGCGCCCGCAACCGCCTGGCGTTGATCACTGCCCGGGCGGCCAAGGCCAAGCCCGACCAGTTCAAGAAGATCCTCAAGGAGTTCAGCTGATGGCCAAGGTAAAAACGCAGCTGGTCATCGAGGGCAAGAACAACTCCCGCGCGGCCTTCGATCAGGTCAACAGCCAGCTCGACGGCATGAACAAGAAACTTGCCGTGGCCGGCAAGGCGTTGGTTGGCGCGTTCTCTTTGTCGGCAATCACCGGCGCNATCCGNGGCGTCGCCAATGCGGCCGACAGCTACANCCTGATGAACGCCAGGCTGAAGCTNGCCACCGGCTCACAGGAAGAATTCAACACGGCCCAGTCGGAACTGCGCCGCATCGCCATAGCCACGCAGACGCCGCTGGAATCGCTGGCCACGCTCTACGGGCGGATCAGCCGCCCACTGAAAGAGGCGGGGCGCAGCCAGAGCGACATCCTCAAGGTGACCGAGGCGGTGGCCACCTCGTTCCGCGTGTCCGGCGCCAGCGCCGTTGAGGCGGAAAACGGTGTGATTCAGTTCGCTCAGGCGCTCGGCTCTGGCGCGCTGCGCGGCGATGAGTTCAACAGCGTGGCCGAGCAGGCGCCGCGGCTGATGCAGGCCCTGGCTACCTCTATCGGTGTGCCGGTTGGCGCCCTGAAAGAAATGGCCGCGCAAGGCCTGCTCACGGCCGACGTAGTGACCGACGCCCTGGTCAGCCAGCTGGATGTGCTGCGCCGCGAAGCCGAGTCGCTACCGGAGACAGTTGGTGGAGCCATGACGGCCCTGTCTGATCGCTGGACGGCGGCAGTCGGCCAGGCCGATGTGCAGCCGCTGATCGATGCGATCAATGAACTCGGCGACACCCTTTCCGATCCGGTGGTGATCGACAACCTGGTTATGCTCGCCTCGGCGCTGGCGACCTTGGCCGGCACTGCCGTGGATGGCGCATCTGAGTTCGTCGATCTGGGTAAGCGTATCGCGTTTATCGCGGCGAACTCGGCTGGGCTGACGACCGAGCTGGATAAGGTCGATCAGCAGATCGCCGATCTGGAAAAAAGCCTAACGGGCACAGGCCTTAGCACCACGCTTGATGGTTTGCTGTACAGCGATGATGAGCTGAGTGCGAAACTTGAAGCATTGAAATCGTTCCGCGCCGCCATCGTCGAGGAACAGACCGGCATGAATGCCGAGCTGTCCTTCCTGGGCGACGTTGCCGCTGGAGCCGCAGAGTTCGCCCGCCAGCAGGAAGTCGACCAGTTCACCAAGTACATCGGCGACCTCAAGACCCTGCAAGCCGAGGTGGTAAAGAACGCTGAGGCGGGCGCTAAAGCAATGGCCGCCGCCGAGAAGAAGGCCACCGCCGAGCTCGGCAAGATCCGCGACGATCGCCTGAAGATCGAGGAGCGCTACAAAGAGGCCCTGGCGGGCCTCGGTGGTTCTGGTGAGGCTTCCTTTGGCGCGGCGCAAGCGCTCAAGGTCGGCGCCCGCGAGGCATTGGCGGGTGGCGATATCAAGGGTGCCCAGGCTCAGGCCCAAGCCGCGCTGAAGATGCTGCAAGACCTGGCCGCTGCCGGTGAAAACACCTATGGCTTCCGTGGATTTATCTCTGAGTTGGGGGCCATCGAGTTGGCAGCCAATGATCTGGCGAAGACCGAGGCTGACCGCAAGCTACTGGTCCTTCAGATCAACATGGCGCTAGTCGCTGACCAGGCCAAAGAACTGAAAGATATGCCTATCAGCTTCAAAATGGACGACGCCAGCCTTGCCGCCGCCCGCGCGCAGATCGAAGCGCTGGCCGCCCAGCTCGGCCAGCAGCTGGTCATCCCTGTGACGGTCGCCCATCCAGACGGCCCAATCATTCCCGACCTGCCGCCCGTTCCCGGCTTCGCCACCGGCACCAACAGCGCGCCGGCGGGCATGGCCTGGGTCGGCGAGGAAGGGCCGGAGCTTGTGTCGTTCCGTGGCGGCGAGACGGTCTACCCGGCCGAGATGTCGCGCAACCTGATGGCGATGATGAGTGGCCTGCAGATGCCAAGCTTCTCCGATGCCAGCCTGGTCGATGGCGCATTGTCCGCACCGTCCGCCCCCAGCTTCCCGCACCTCGGCCGCCTGGACATCAACGCCGGCGGCCAGACCATTCCGGCCTACATCGAACTGGACTTCGCCAAGAAGCTGAGCCGCACAGCCCTGAAACTCGGCCGCACCCATAAGTCGTAACGGAGCCCCACATGCCTCAACCCCAAATCACCCTCGGCGGCATCCCGCTGGTGCTGCACGCTGGCGCGCCCGAGTTGAGCGAAGAGGCCATCGGCGGCGAGACCCTGCTGCGCATGAGCGACGGCACCGGGGTGCCGATGACCCACTGGCAGAAGATGGCCGGCAGCATCAGCGGCCAGGGCTGGATGCCGCCGGGCCTCGATGGCCTGGACTACAGCCAACCCATGCCGCTGTTCAGCACCCAGGTCAACAGCATGCAGGGCACGGGGCTGGTCTACAGCCTGCCCAGCACGCCGCGCCCGGATGTTGAGCCGTGGGCGTTCGCCCTGCTCGGCGATGACTGGCGCGCAACGCCCTGCAGCACCGTCGCCGGCGTGGCCACGGTCACCGCTGTGGCCGGCGCCGAGGCGTATCAGGTGTGGTGGATGCCGGTCTACTCGGTCAAGGCCCAGCGCCCGCCGAAGCAGCAATCGTCCGCCAGCGCCACCCACAGTTGGTCAATCCCTTGGGAAGAAATCTAAATGCTCAACGGATCGCCGCTTAATGGCGCAACGCTCAACGGCGGCGCCCCGGCTGCCGGGGTAGTCGAGCCCGCGTACGTGGTCCGTGGCGTCGGCTACCGCTGGCGCCTGCGCCTGCTGGTGGGCGAGGTGGACATGACCGCCCAGCTGCTCGGCGCCGTGGACGAGGACCGCGAGGAGGGCGCCGCTGGCGTGGCCGGCTTCGAGCTGTACCTGCCGCCCGGCCCGGTGGTGCCCACCGACTGGATCGGCAAGGCCGCCAGCCTCGACTACATCAGCACCACCGCCGGCGTCACCACCGAAGAACGCCGCTACACCGGCAAGATCGTCAGCCCGCGCTGGAACCCGGTCACCCGGGTGATGAGCTGCGAGTGCAGCGACCAGCTGCAGCAGCGCGTCGAGGCCATGACGGTTGCCGCGATCGACAGCCTCACCGGCGGCTACTGGTCGGCGGACATCTTCGAGCCGACCGAGGGGCGCTCCCATTGGGACTACGCCCTCGAACGCCTGAGCACCCGCCCGGTCAGCCTCGACTGCTCGCCGGCCGGCGCCCTGCGCTTCACCAGCTGGTACGCCACCGCGCCGCACTTCGTCTTCGGCGCCGGTACCACGCTCTACCAGAGCCTCGGCCTCGACCTGGCGCCGCTGAGCAGCATCACCAACCGCATCGAGGTCGAATTCAACTACCGCTACAGCCGCCTCTGGCAACGCAACCAGCAATACACCTGGAAGCACCCCGAGACCGGCAGCAGCGAGGGCATCGGCGGCTTCTGCCTGTGGCGCACCTTCCCATCGGAACTGCCCACCATCGACATGGTCGAGGAGGCAGCCAGCGGCAACGGCCAGACCATCGTCAGCTCGAGCTACTACCTGCTGCCCGGCACCATGGCCGACCCCTGCGGCGACGGCGCGCCCTGGATCAACTTCACCGGCGAGGATCTGTTGCTCGGCGCCAACTGGACGGGCGCCCGCCGCTGGGCGCAGACGCTCACCGAAACCTACAAGTTCGCCCTGTCCACCGCAGCAGGCGAGGTCGAATACACCCGCATCGTCCAGCGCGCCTCGTATTCCTTCGAGGTCGAGGACGAAGCTGCCGAGGCCTGGGAGAGCGACCCGATCATCGGCGGCGAGAGCAGCGCCACCGACCTGCACGACGAAACCCGCCGCGCCACAGCGATCAACGTCGTGCTGCGCATCCACCAGACCGAGATCATCGCCGCCCACCGCGCCACCCTGATCAGCTGGGACGTGCCCACCAGCATGGCCATGGGTGTGGACCTGATCCATACCCTCGAACTCAACGCCGAGGGCGTGCACGCCGTGGGCAAGTGCCGGCGCATCGTCGACCGCTTCGACCTGACCAGCGGCGCAGCCATCACCACCCTGACCATCGCCGTCATGCGTGGCGGCGGCACCAGTGACCCGCTAACCCTGCCGGCCCGCCTCGGCACTGTCGCAGTCGGCACGCCAGATTCCGGCGATGGCCTGCTGCTGCCGACCCAGCTATCGGGCTTCCTCCTGCCGCCGTATGACGAAACCCTGCCGGGCTTCTCCGGCAACAACGACGGTGGCGGCGCCGAGGAAACCTTCCCGCGGCGCCTCGACGCCCCGGTCGACGAGATCCCGGCCACCGAGCGCGACGAAAACAAACTCACCGCCGAGCGCCTCTACCGGGTCGGCATCCCCAACAACACGCTGGAGCTGTAGCCATGGCCACCCTGGAGCAACAGCGCAGAGCCAATGGCGAGCGCATCCAAAACGAACGCCGCGCCAACGGCGAGCGGATCGAAGCCGAGCGCCGCGCCATCGGCAACCGCATGGTCGAAGAGCGAACCGGCAAATCGGTGGCCGACGACCTCAACCGCCTGACTACCCCGCAACAGCAACGCCGCAGCCTGCCGACCGTGCCGACAGTCGGCGCCGTGCCCGCCGGCAAAGGGCGCGGCGAGTATGTGCCCAAGGCGGCGACCACGGCCGGGATTGCCAGCCCGATCAGCGAGCCGGACTACACCGCACGCGCCTGGTGGCCGGGCGGCATACCTAGCACTGACGGGCTGCTCATGCTGCCTGCCGCGAAAACGATCGTGATGAGCGATGCCAATGGCGCCGAGGTGATGTTCGAGTATGCGGAGCCGACACCATGACCCGCCCAGCCTGGGGGAATCCCTGGCGCGGCCTGCTGGTTGGCGGACAGATCCAGCTGCCAAACGGCAGCACAAAGGCCGCTACGCAGCCGACGGTCATCAACGCCCGTCACTGGGACGAGATGGGCGCGACCTTCCTGCAGCGCGGCCCGCTGGCTGGGGTTAGCCGCTCAGCCGAAGAGTTGGCGGCCGACACTGCAGCCGGCCGCACCTGGCGCGCCGATGCGATTCTGAGCGGCCAGCGTATGCGCCTCTATGGCAAGAACCTGGCCGGCTGGATCTACTGCGCCCCGGATGGCGCGCGCTGGCGGGTGCCAACGTCCGCGATCATGGTGCCAATTACCACGTCAGCTCCGCTGAGCCTGAACGTCACCCTGCGCAAATTTGGCGAGTTCAGCGGCGCGGACGCTACGCAGGTCGTGACCCTGGCCCTGGCCGACCTCCAGCAGGCCGATCCAGACCCAAGCTATTCCGCCGGCACGGCGGCCTACTTGACGGTGTGCGACATCACGCCCGATGGCAGCAAAGCCCTGCTGATGATCTATCAGCCGGTCGTGCCGTTCTCGCCACCCTCAACGGCCTGGCACCCGATGCACAAGCGGCCGCTTGGCTGGCTCGAGGTTTCGCTCGCCAGCGTGGACGGAGTTGTCAGCGCCACCGTAACGGTCGCCCGCTCCCGGGCGCAGACGATGGGCACGGCTAGTTTCATCGACGGAAACATCACCACGGCAGAAGGGTATATCCAGCCTGATGCGCTGGTGCGCGCCGACATGGGAACCTACTACGAGGACACGTTGACCGTGCAGCCGCTGGCTGCCACAGGCGATCTCGGCTCCAGGCTGGACTGGGGGGAAGGCGGTGGCGCGTATGAGCGGGTAATCTCCGGGCGAGTGCTGGCACTCTGGTACACGGCGGCCGGCGGCCTAGAAGAGGTTGCCATCAACATGTCCGCTACCGCCTCGGCAACCAATCCGCCCCCGACAGAGTCAGCCACTGGCAGCCTGGTCCAGCATGTCCAGAAATCGGATGGTGCGGTGACGATCATCAGCGATGATCGCGAGCATTATCTGGCCAGGACCAGTGTGGCCAGCGAGGCATTCAGCTACACGCTAACGCGCGCCGGCACGATCATCGATCAGGTCACCGCCGTGGCGTCTACCAGTATCCCGCAGACCCGCTGGGTTACAGCACTAGGGAGCATCGATGCCACCGAGAACGACTCCGTCACCGTCGACGGCGAAACCAATACCCGCAGTTTGGTTCTAGGGAGCACGTTTCCCGCGGCGCTGTATAGCGCCTCGCCGCAGTGGTTCCCGTGGGTGTCGATCGGTGGCAGTGCCGCTGAGGGCCTCTATCGCGCCACCGACATAACCCTGCTGTTCCCTAGCGGAACCACCATCACGCTCACTCCTTTGCGCTACAGCAACAACCTCATCGCCATACGCCGCGACCGCCATGAGGGTGCGGCTCACTCGTACACCCATGGCCCGGCCGCCTTTCCAGGTGGCAGCGACCCGTCCAGCGCAGCAGCATCCCTCGATGCCGTATACGGATCGTACAACCCCGCCACCGGCGAGGTCGTGCGGGACTCAACCCAGCCAGTTTGCTGGATCTAGGAGCACCCCATGCAACTCTTCATCAACAACTGGGCAAGCAGCCTAACGCTGCCGGCCACGGCCTCGGCCGTCCAGCTTTCCGTGCCCGAGGCAGACGCCAACCGGCTGACCGGCCTCGGCACCGGCGGCCACTACCTGCTCACCCTGGCGACCGTCGACGTCAACGGCATCGAAACCGCCTGGGAAGTCGTGCGCGTAACCGGCCACACCGCCGGCGTGCTCGACGTCCTGCGCGCCCAGGAAGGCACCACCGCCCTCGAGCTGGAAGCCGCCACCGCCATCAGCGCCCGCCTGACCCAGGCGACCATGGAAACCCTGCGCGACAGCGGCGGCCCGGCCCTGAGCGACACCGCCCCGCAGCCCCTCGGCGGTGCCGCTGCAGGCACCAGCCCCGCCGCCAGTCGC